CATCTTGTAATACCGCATCTCGGAATGAACGTGTATCAGTAGAATACTTTTTATCGTCTGCACTAGGGGACATACGGTAGCACCATTTATCGTCATGTGGCAAGTCAATATGGTGGTACATCTGTCCGTTCGCAGTGGCTAGGAAAGGACTAGCACAGTCAAAGCTGATTGTAAAATTAGGATTCACATATTTTCTAACAGCACGTTGAATGTCAGTGAGCAGAACTGCCCACTCCAATTTACTTGTTCCTAAGAAGTGCATCCAGTCATGAACACCTTCCTGTAACAAGTTGTCATAGCGTAATGCTATCAACCTCTTTAGCACCAGGTGTACATCACACATGTTCTGTCCACCCATGGCCCATCCATTGAAATGTGTATCTGGATACTTTGCAGGATCACAGTACTCTTTCATTGTATCATACCAACGATCTGCATCCGGATGATTGGCACCCTGCAACACATTGAGAACCTTCATGCCGCCGTTCTTGTAACCTTTGCGGTGCTTCATAAAGTATTCGTTGTTGTATTTTGTAGCTTCTACTGCTTCGTGTAGTTCTGTAATACCACACTTGCTACTGGCAAACTTGTCGTGAATAACCCAGGTTGGAATATCCAAGGTCATTGCATAGTCGCTAATACCATCCAACCACTTGAGCACCACTTCACGCTTGTTCTGTGCCGCATCCAAGAGCTTTTGATAGTTCTTGGCATGGTCAATGCTAACTGTTTTGGCATTGCCTTTTTTATCAAACACAGGATTGCCGTCTTTGTCTAGTACAGGTCGAACTTCTACGCCCAGTGCAATCATCTCTGCCATCTTGGCCTTGACTTCCTTGCTGTTAGGATCACGCCACTCACCTTCCCACAGGCCTTTTGCAATCTGGAATCCACCTGAGTCGCCTAGCATGAATGAACCGGCTTCTCTTTGGCGTACCATGTCTTCACTGGCATCTGGCTTGGAAAGGTCCAGGTTGGCATGTCCTGCTGAATACAGACTCCACTTGTATGGAAACAGAGCCTTCTGACTGTTGAGCCAGTTCATCTGTTCCATGTCCTGGATACCAGCAGGCAAGCGAGCAGGGTCAACATAGTTATTGGCCACACGCTGTTTGCCTATAAAGGTTGCGTAGAATCCTGATATAGCTGGTAAAAACACAGCATAATCATTCTGCTTGGCAGTTAGGTTATCTTGCTCAGGCTTGTTGTTTGACATTTGTCTCTTCTTCGTATGTTAATGCGTCCATGATCTTAAATTGTTCGTATGCACTCTTTAGTCCAGGGTGCTTTTCCATACGAATCTTAAGATCCATTTCTTCTTGGCGTTTTTCTTTAGCCCAATCTAATAAAGACTCTGCTTCAGGATTTAACCCAACGCTGGCAAAACTAGAACCCATGTTTATCCAATTAGATCCATCAAATACCTGCATATCTGAACCGTTAAGCCTGACCATGCCTTGCATTGGATTACTGTTGGTACCGCTGTCACTCATGTTAACATACGGCACACTGGTCTGTCCACCAGATACCAGTGTGTACCTGCCGCTTTGCATTATGCCTTTGATCATTTTTGGTGTGCTGGTAACATGTATGTGTAGGTTGCAATACCGCTGTCAATAACAATCTGCAACACGCCTTCGCTGGAGATCTGTAGTTTCTTATCTCCGCTGAGACCAAAGATGCCAATAACTGCGTTGATAGGCCAAGCCCAGGTCTTGCTCAAGGTGCCAGTAACGCCATCAGCAAACACAAAGTCGCCACCGTGGCTGGAATGATCACCAAAGAAGAACTTGAGTTTGTTGTTATCAATCTTGACAGTGAATGTTGTTTCTTCACTGTTGGCACTGGCCTGATACTTCAAGCGAGTGATACTGGCCACACTGGGCACAATGTCCACGTCCCACTTGACACTACGCATCTTAACAGTTTTAAACTTTTCTGTAATTGCTTCAATCCCCATGAATCGATAGTCGTTCTTAAAGTCACCTGCTTTATTTTCAAAGTGGATACCTTCTGGGATAGTGTTGCCGTCTTTGTCTTTCTTGGTAGTAAGTTCAAACTTGGCATCTGATTGATATTCTTCAATGCCCAGGATTGTTTTTAGTTTGCCCAGGTTAGGCATGCCAAATGTACCAACAAACTCTGGAATTGGTGTTTTAAATTCTGCGTTAAGGATAACACTACGGTCTTCTGATAATGCGCTAAGATTAGTGCCAGTATCGGTGCCCACGACCTTAACTGTGTCGTAGCCCAGGCTCTGTGTATGTGTTACGATGTCTTGTAAATAATCTTTCATTGAGATCTCCATTAATGTAGTTGAGTATAGATGTTTTATTTAGATTTGTAAATAGCATTTGGTATTAATTTATTCAAATGTGAACAAACTGTCAAAGGTTGTTTTGATGTCAGTGTTCTCACCAATCTTCCAGTCTAGAACACCCAGCAGGTTTTCTACCTTTTGATCAACAATAGTAGATTCCATTAGGCTGTCATCGAATGGCAAATCTTTGAACCAATAAGGAATATGTGTTTCGTCTGTAGGATATCCAACTGAGGTATAGCCCATTGGATTGTCTTTGAGTTTGCACACAATGGTTTTCATGCCGTCAACAATAGCAAGACTATAGTTGTCGCCATGCATACGGCGCATGTTATTCCAGTTCATTGCCGCACGTACATGCCCTGGCATGTTTGCTCGACCCAGTCGTGCTTCTTCTGCACTATACTTGGTCAAGTTGTTCACACGCTTGGGTGTACCTTTTTCCCACGCAGGTCGATCCTGGAATGCAATCTTGAACTCACGAACCTGATCAAAGATCTTTTCCTTGGGCGCACCTGTTAGCACTTCCAATAGGATCTTGCTCAAGAAGTCCTGTACAACCTTAGGAGTATCACTACGCTTCAGGTCCAGGCCCATGGCCTTAACCTTGCCAGGCTTGCCATGTGTGTCTAGTCGCTTGCCTTCTAGATCAAAGATCAACACAGCATAGCGTTTCTTCTTGATATACAGACCTTTTTCTGCAACCAGTTCACGACCGCCTTTGATCAATGCGCCCATGTTGCGTGGACAATGACAAGCACGTTCCATAAAGCCTGGGAAACTGTCATTGACCTGTTCAGCAATAGAGTCATATAACTGCACACAGATATCCTTGTTCCATTCCATGCGCCCAGCTTCTACATCTTCTTTGATAGCAGGCCAGGCAGTAAAGTAACAGGAGTCAGTATCACCGTAGATAATTGCTTTACCCACATGATCGTATTCGCCAAAGATACATTCATTGATGTATGCATCCATATGTCGAGCAATAATACGACCTGTAAGTGTAGTGGATTGTCCAATGCGTTTGTCAAAGAACCTACAACCTGGATTCAAGATAGCGCCATACAAGGAGTTAAGGTTAATCTTCTTGACCAGCTGTCGCTTGTCCCAGAATGCCTTGTCTTCATCAGTTTCTGCTTCCTTCTTCTTGGCCTGTAGTTCTTTACGTTCTGCATACCAGCGTTCCAACAGGCCTGGGATCACACCTTTTTTGTCATACTTGAAAATAGTACCATTGGCACTTAGAATCCAGGGCTGGCGACTGTCAAATATAATCTTCCAAACTTCGGCGGCCGAGTGTATGGTGCTGTTTCCATCCTCCCAGTCAATGGTGATTTCTGTTCCAATTTCACCATTCATTACCGCAGTATACTCCAGAGTACCAAACATGTTTTCCCAGGCATCAGCAAAAGAAGAACCTGCGTCCATCTTTTCCTTGATATACCTATCGGTCATGATTGGCCGGAGTTGCCCGACAATGGTTTCTGGTCCCATGTTACACGCTCTAATAGCCGAGGGATAGAGCGAGTTGATGTCGATTGCGCCGACCCAGTCGTGCATGCCTTTTTTGGGATAAGCAACATAGGCACCTGCCGCTTGCGTGTCTCCTTGATCATCTCTACCCTTTCTGTTAGGAACAATAAGTCCCAGTTGATGTGCTTCGTTGATAATTGCTTGCTCGGTGACAGCTACTGCGCCCATAGTGGTTTGCAGTAGCACAGTATTTTCATGTGCCAGTTCGTTTGCTAGATCTAGAAACTTTAGTTTCTTATCCAGCTTGGATAGCAACATGGTATCCTGTCGGTTGTATTCAATAAAGGTTGGAAAGTCTTTATTGTATAATTGGTCTAGTGTGCCTTCGTATGGAGTCTTGTTACCTACTTCTTCATACTCGCCAATAGCATCCAAAGAGTAGGAATGGCGTTCTTCGTATGTGTACTTGCGATACAGTTGCATATAGTCTAGATGCACACGACCAATCAGGTCAAATGTAAGTTGTTCTGCACCAAAACGTTCGAACATACGCTGTTTAGGAAACTGGTTCCACAGGCATAATCTACGTGTGTCATCCTTGCTCAGTATCTTATTGATACGCATTGTGGTGTAGGGAATATCAAATCCTTCTGAGTTCCAACCACTCAAGATATCTGCGTCTTCAATTAGGTCTAGGAATGTGTTCAGTAGATCTGTTTCACGTTCAAACAAGAAACAGTTGTCAAACTTGTCTGCAATTTCCTGTGCAGTTTCCCAACTCATGCCCTTAGGCGGAGTGACCAAGGTGATCAGCTTGTCCATCCAGTCTAGATATAGACTGATAGCAGTGATAGCATTGAACGGATCTTCTGGGCGACTAAAGCCTCGTAGTGGATCAAAGTCCACCTCAATATCGAAAAAGCAGGTTTGCAACTTTGGGGAAGTTGACCCCATGTAGTTGCTTTCTAGGCATCTAAAGATTGGATTGATGTCTGATTCCCACACACGCTTGTTGCTGTGAATGCGAATTTCTTTTTGATATTCTTTGTTGTTGCGACTGTGGAACCTGGTTACAGGTGTATCGTAGATTGTACGATGTTTACCTCTTGGGTCGTCGTAGTAGAAAATATACTCTGCTGGATATTCTCTATAGACTCTTTGACCGTTCACACGTTCCACAATGTGAATACGATCCTTTGCTCTGTCATACAGAGCGTCGACATAACTCATATTTTCTCCTATGTGTAATTTTGAGCTTACACTTACTCTACTTGCCGCTTAGTGTCCGGCGAGACAAAGATATTTAGTGATTAACAATGTAGCGTACTAGGCCAATGCTGTCAATGGTAATCAAGAAAATGTAATTGGCCAGCAACCCAAAACTGCCACGTGTCCAACAGGTCCATGCACTGGCAAAACATCCTGAGATGAATATGCTATACAATGGAACAGTTGGAACATCCGGAACAGTACAGGCAAATATGACCGCACTGATCACACTACAGGCCCAGGCAAACACTTCTGCACAGAATCGCAAGGGCCATTCTGTGTAGTCACGCTTGATATAGGTCCATGTGCTGTATACCCATTCACCAAATTGAAACATTAAAGAGTTTTGCCTACAGTTTCTAGGATGGTGTTTAGTTCTTCGTGATCTGCATTGGTTTCGCCAAGTTTAGCCTTGTGTGCAATGCGAACTGCTTTTTTAAGTACAGCAGGTTTAATTTCTAATTCTTCTGCGATGGCCTTGATAGTATCAGACAAGCCTTCGTTGAGTGTTTCAACTTCCTGCATGACCTGCATGCCTTCGTTGATAAGTTGAGTGAGTTTTGCTTTTTCGGCAGAGCCGAACATACGTGCTGTCATTGAAATGTCCTCCAGTTGATTGATTATACGATTTGTTTTAAGAATTTGCAACTCGCAGTTTTGCCAAACCTAGCAGTTTGAGAATCTTGATATACATCCAGCCGATGTCAAATTCAAACCACTTGCGACTCAGTTTAGGGTTGGCAGGTTCAGCATGATGATTGTTGTGTAGTTCTTCACCGCCAATAACAATACCCCATGGCACCAGGTTGGTACTTTGATCACGAGTCTCAGCGTTGCGATAGCCCCACCAGTGTCCTAGTCCATTCACAACACCTGCCGCCCAGAATGGAATCCAGATCATTTGTACTCCCCAGACCAGTAATCCCCACCAGGAAAAACAAAGTAAATTTATGAGCAATAACAAAGTAATTCCTAGCCTGCTGTGTTTGGAGTATATGTTTTGTTCTACCCAGTCGTCGGGTGTGCCTTTACCGTATGCATCGATCATTAGTGTGTCTTTGCTGGCGCGATGATAAAGACCTGCACCTTTGAACAACACAGTCCAGATGCCAAACACATGTGGACTATGTGGATCTCCTACCTGTTCGGTGGCCTGATGATGCTTGCGGTGTATTGCTACCCACTGTTTAGTAACCATGCCTGTGGTTAACCAGAGCCAGGCTCGCATGAAGTGTTCTACTGCGGCATGGAATGTAACGCCGCGATGTGCCTGGCTACGGTGTAAAAATAGGGTAACACAGGCAATAGTGATGTGAGTTACTACGAGGGTATAGATGATTATGTTCATCTATATATTTATTTGAAGTTTTGGCCTGCTATTTGTTTGATATCTTTTAGATCTAGTCGTGCATCTTCTAGTAATCTAGTTGCAGTATCAACATCTGCATGCATCTTTTGCCACCATTGTACAATGCTGTAAAAGGTTTTAACTACCCACAGGCTCCATACTATAGCACCAGTTCCGAATATAATGGTTAGTGCTGTTCTAAAATTACTCCAATTTTCATATCCTGCTATATGTAGTGTAGCAGTAGCAACTGTGAGCAATACCAGCGATACAATTATAGAGTCTCGCCAGAGTTTACATTCTGATAGTTTTTTACAAGGTGTCATTTTAGTGTGGCTCTCAACATCCATGAATGCTTGCGATGTGCATCCATGCGCTCGGCCATAAAATTAGCCAAGCCGTCTTCACCGCCTGCTGTGGCTAGGTCAAAACAGATCTTGAGTAGTTTCACCATACGATCACTATCGCTTAGTAGTTCGGCCGCCATGGCTTCTCCACTGGGGATAGCTGTTTCA